CATTGAACGGCTAAATGTAGAAGGTAGCATTGACGATCCCAGCACACCGAAAGGCAAACTCATGCTGGCGGTGCGTAGAATGCAAGAAGACAGCGACTTTAAAGGGATCGACGAATACTTCCCCTTTATGCGTTACGGTAACTTCTGGTTACGTGTAAATGGCCCACAGGGTAGAGAATTCTATCTGTTTGAAAGTGGGACAGAACGTAATGCATTTTTGACTCGTCGAGCCAAAGAGTTAGGTATAGACCCAAAATCCGAATCAGAAACATTTGATGCAGGTGATGACCTGACTGCATTGCGTACCAAGTACAGTCCTGAAAGTAAGATGCTGGCGGATATGTTTGAGACCATCGACAATGAGATGGACAAGCCCGGCGTAGATAAAGACGCATTGAAAGATGCGCTGTATCAGACGTACCTCATGACGTTACCTGAAGAGAGCTACCGTAAGCAGTTCTTGCATGCTGAGAATGTGACTGGTTTTAGCTCAGACGTATTTAGAAACTTCACCACGTCAGCAAGTCGTATCGCTAGTCAGTCAGCTAAGTTAGCCTACGGTGACCAGATCAGTGCGGAAGTACAGCGGGCCCGAGATACTCTTAAGGGTATGCCAGTACTCAAGAAGGCTAAGCTTGAGTTGTTTGTAAACGAAATTAATAAACGTGTTGAGGACGAACTTAATCCAACACCTGAAAGCAAAGCTGTTACTCGCATCAACCAGTTTGCGTATTACTCGTTGCTGACTGGTGTAGCCTCTGCGATTACTCAGACCACTGCATTACCAATGCTTGTTATGCCTGTGCTTAACCAAGAATATGGCTACGGTTCGTCTGCAGCTAAGTTCGCAAAGTACATGTCGCTGTGGAAATCTGTTGGTGTTACTCAAGAAGGTGCTGACGGTGAGGTTGTATACGTTGCTCCGACTATGGGTGAATCCAGTATCGTTAAGAGCAACCCGATTTTGCAACGTGCTTTTCAAGAAGCAATTGATCGTGGATTGACTGCGCAGACTAACTCTTCGGTACTGACCAACAGGAACCGTACACCAGACAGTGCCTACTCAAATATTCCTAGAGCTGCTCTACGCACTACAGCTACTATGATGTCGTCATTGTTTACGGGTGCTGAACGCATGACCCGTGAGATGACGTATCTGATGACGTTTGAGTTGGAGTATGCAAAGACTAAAGACTTCGACGCCTCCGTGCAAAAAGCTGTGGATACTGTGCAGGAGTTGCTTGGTCGCTACGATGCCTTTAACCGCCCCCGTATTATGCGTAACGCACTAGGTCGCACGGTTGGGCAGTTCAAAATGTACGCAGTAAACATTACATCGTTCTTTATACGGAACGGTTATAACATGGCTACTCAGGCATTTAAAGGCAATCCGAAAGAAGCCCTCAATGCTATGCACCGGTTAGGTGGCGTGTTGACTATGGCTGCTGTTTTTGGTGGTGTGACATCCTTCCCCATGTATAGTCTCGTTACCTCCGTGATTGACCTTATGTTAGATGCATTTGGAGACGACGAAGAAAAGAAACGCCGCATGGCAGAGAATCCATATACTGCGAGCAGCAGTGACTTACGTTTCCGTTACGAATTTTTACCTCAGATGTTTGGTGATATAAAAATTACTGGGCTTGACGGTAAGCCAAGGACGTTGGCTGCGGTGTTGGAAAAAGGCACTATTTCTGAACTTGGTGACTTCAACATCGGTTCACGTACCACATATGACGGTATGTGGTTTAGAGATGCAAGACCCGGTAACACTACACAAGAAACCGTAGTCAACTATTTAGTTGCAAACTTGGGCCCTGCTGTGTCTTCCGGACTTAGCATGACAGGTGCTGTGGATGATTTCAGCGACGGTAAGATTGCTCGTGGTTTGGAACGTATTGCACCCGCCTTGTTTAAAAATCCTTTGACCGCTGCACGACTTGCGACAGAAGGCGCAAAGACTCCGAAAGGAGATGTGGTGATGAGTAAAGAAGAGTTTTCTTCGTTCAATACTGCTATGCAAGCATTGGGATTCCAAAGCACTGCGTTAGCTCGATACCAAGAAAATAAGTATAAATTACAACAAGAAACCATTGCTGCTACTAAAAATCGCTCAGACATTCTTGGTAAGCTGGACAACGCTATTCTTGGTAGCGATGCTTCGGACAAAGACCTTGAACGAGTGTTTGAACGTATCGACAAATTTAACGATAGGTACGTAGCCATGAAGCATTTACGGATTGACTCGGATACGATCAAGCGGGTAATAGACAGGGCAAAAGAGAAGGAAGGCTTTATGTTCCGTGGCATGTATATCCGCAAAGAAGACTTGCCATACCTCCTTGAACTGCGTGACACGACTGAAAGGCCGCAGAAATAAAAAACCCCCACTGCTTAGGTGGGGGAAGGAGAGTGCTTCAAGGAGAAACAGGGCCAGTATACTGCTAAACACGCCATACGCGAATACCCCTGACTCCCTCCTCGATAACGACTTTCATAACAATGTTAGATTTTTGCTTCTTTGCAATAGCCTGAATGCTTTTCTTAGCTTTGTCGCAGTCTATGCAGGGTATGAAAAACGAATACCCCACACGGAACTTACGCCAGTTGACGTTATACGTCAGCGACTCGATTCGCATCATTTAACTCCGACACGACCAGCCCATCCATATCAATAAACCCAGAGTTAGAACAGTCGAACTGCAACGTGTGCACGGCGGGGGATGTAATCTTCATACCCTTAGACATACGCTTGTTGGGGTTACCTGCTAAAAACCCACGTTCCTTGAGTTCACGCAATGTGTCCTTGTAGTTGATCTGCCTCTCCACACAGTCCTTTTTGAACTGGCTCGTGACAAAGAACATCTGCTTGGTGTCTGGCTCGTAACGGATCAATAACTCTCCACGTGGTTCGTATGTTGGTAACGACCCTGCTGCCGTACGGTTGTCGATGTCAGCTTTCACCACGAGGATGTTCTGCATGTGACGGTTGATGTAGTCACCAATGATAACGGCTGCATCATCTGCGGGTGCTTTGATCTCGTCTCTCATACCTTGAATAGTTTGGCACACCCATGCATAAATAGCTTTCATGTCGTAGTTAGACAAGTTTAAGCTGTTGGCAATCAAACCGCCGGTAATGTTACACGCCGCCACTGCTGACCAAAAACGCTCGGGGGGAGTAAGCTTAAGCTCCGCATCAATCTTGGCTTGAATCTTTAATATCGTTGCAACTGCTTCTTCCAGATTGTTGACCAGCCACTTAATGTAAATCTCTCCTGCATGCCCGTAGTTTTCTTTCAACTGTCGATCAAACAAACGCTTACCATCTTCTGTTGAAATAAGATTGTTAGGGGATATTTCGTACTCAAAGAGACGCAGCATCTCTGCGTTACCACCTGCCTTAGCACTGGCAAGCTTTTCATAGAACGATGCGTTCGCACTACACAAGCCCATCGTCTGCCACGTGGTTGTGTTATCACGTAGTTTATTGGTTGCCCCGTCCATACGATCACGCCCACGACCCTGCGACATGCTGTATGCCATAGTCGAAAATTCTTCAGGTGTAAGGTTTGTAATCTCATCGACTGTGCATGGGAGGTTATTCATGACCCCTAAACGTTGCAGCTTAGCCATACGAGTGTCATCCCAATTAGACCCTAACGACTCAGGATGCCCATATACACTATTGCACATGAACAATGTCGTTGACTTACCAGAGCCACCGAACTTGTAGATCACGTTAATGATCGCACCTTTTAACCCAGTAAATTTAAACAGAGGCGCACCAAATGCAGTCAGTGCGGCGAATGCATGTGGCTCCATGCCGGGTCTGGCGTACATGTCGAATACTTCTTTCCACTTATTGAAGTCCCCAACAGGGCCAACGTACTGCGCAATGTTCTTGGTTACCGATGACGGCGGACTGCCAAACGTACCGTCCTTACTGATCTCTATGTCACCAAGCACGAACTTGGTGTTATTTTCTACCCAACCGAATTGAGTTCTCATGACTTCCACTTTCCTTGAATACTGTAGGTTTTTAACAAACGAGTTGACAAACGTAGCCAAGTAATTCATTTGCGTTGGGGTTCCAGCTACTCCATTCTTAGCAAGAACCTTTCGTAGCTCTTCTTTAACTGCGACAATTGCTTGCGGCACAACAAACTCCACCACACCGTCCATTGGCAGATGCAGTCTAAGCAAGTTCACATGCCCATACTCAGGGTCGTGCATACGCTTAACAACATACAATGCATGTTCGTACACACAGATTGGTTCGGCTTCTTCTCCGTTAGGCGGTAGGTATATCGCACCATTCTGCCCTTTCTGAAATGGCTTGGGGTACGCAGGTATTTTGTACTGCGGTGATGCTGTGTCTATGATTTCAGAGTCGTCCTCTTCTGGGACTTCAACTTCTACCTCATACGTATCGTCTTCCTCTACAACCTCTTTACCTAAAGCAATCGGGCCGGGGATTTTACCCTGCCACTTACAACCGTTACAGCCACCGGGGTTATGTTTTTCAAACGTAGCGCAGCGATGAGGCCCCGCTTCTGCTCCACCCTGAGTGGCTTTACGTTCCGTAGTAATAGGATCGTAGTCAGGATGCTGCTTGGACATCATATGGATAGCCTTTTCTCTATCCACGCACTGATTAGCTACAGTAAGTGCAGACCACCAGAGAGGTTCAGGAATGTCTGCTTGGTTTAAAAACGCATGGTTAAGCTGTTGGCATCCATGCTCCCCACGAATCATGATATTGCTAAACTTCTGTACCGTATTACCTGCAAGAGATTGTGTCAGAAAGTTAAGACCTGCTTCCTGCACCAACGGTACGGTGTTAAAAATTGACGGTGCTGGTGCATCTTTCACACCAAGCAGTTTAGAGAATGCATCAAATTCAACTGGTTGACCAACCGTTAAAACTGATACATCGCTTGGGGGGCTGTCCTTAAAATTCAGGGTATCAGGTATGCGCAGGATTCTGGCAACCTCGAATACGTTAGCATCAACTAAAAATTCATGCGTCTTACACAGTTCGTTCAAACGGGCAGCAACAGGCTCCCACTGCTTTCTATCCACTGGCTGCGTGAAAGGCCAGTACACATGCAAACCACGCCCCGAGTTCACAATGATAGGCTTAGGCAGCCCGATGAGTTTGCAGAATTCTTGGAGCTTAACCAAGCCCTCAGACTGTGTTGCATACCCCGAACCGTCAGCAGCTTTGGACTCCCCGCAGTCGATGTCGAGCCACATACTCTTTAGTGCTAGTACGTTAGCCTTAGTGCGGGATTGATCTGTCGCATACTTGGCACAACCAAAAAACACATTGCGCTCTTCCTGCATGAACTTCTGTGCAATAACATCCAGTTCTTGTCGAGTCTGTACTAGCTCCTGTTTAATGGACTTACCCTTAATGCCAACCACAGCGAACCACCCGTTGTCGGGTAGTACGGCATCGAGAAGGTCAAACTTATCCATCTGTTTATTCCAGAGACGAGTAGGCGGGGGGCAAGCCCCCCAGTCCATACCCAGTGTTATTTAAGTTTCCGAAGAAACTCCGTGATTGCGGTAGCGTAGTGTGCTTGGGGGTCATGCAGCCCAACAAACCAGTTGTATATCGTCATACGACTAACGCCTAACTTCTCTGCGATGTCTGACACTGGTATGTTAAGGGCAATGCACTTGCGCCCAAGAGCCACGCCAAGATGACGACGATCCGCCTTCTTGTTCCGTTCAACGAGTATTGAACTGTATCCGTAGCTCATAATTGTTTACACATCGCTCCATGCACTAATCACGGAAGCCAAGTTTGCTTTGGCTGTGGGTGCAGCAGATTCAGCTTTCTTTGTCGAACGTTTGACAGGCTCAACAATCTCAGCATCTTCCACTTCAACAGCTTTAGCCTTGGCTACAGGCTTGGTCTCAAACTCTTCTTCTACTAATGGCTTACCACCTAATACCAAAGGCTTCTTCACGCCGTCAGATTGCCCGACGGTCATTGTGATTGCGTTCTTAGCTTCTTGTGAGTCACCTGCTTCCTTAGCGATATCCCACTCTTCCTGCGTAATGTGACGTACAGGAGAGAAGAACAACTTAGCTGTGTCGCTATCCAAGTCCATGCTAACTTGAGTCACGATTTGATTAATGTTGCGACCGTTGCCAGCGATGTACTTTGTGTAGCTCTCGAATGGATGCAGGTTACCCTCACCCTTACCGAAGATTGACTTAGCCGGAATAGTCAACTGGTACACGTCACCCGATGTATCACCTTCAAGTAAGATAGCAATACGGCGCTGATAACGACATGCACGGCTTCCGTTGTCGCCCGACCCAGCGATGTTTTGTGGGCAAGTTGCGCAGTTAGAACTTTGCTTACTTTCTACAGATGCTTCAGGTGCATCACCGTCATTCGACCAACATGTAGGAGGAACGATTTCTTCAGGGTTGTATTTCCCTGCGTAAAACACACGGGATACGCTCTTACGTGCATTGACGATAATTACGTTCATCTCACGTGTGGTCAGCTTACCTACTTCCTCTCCGCCAACAATCTTACGGAACACGCCACCACGGATAGAGATACGTTTAGCACCTACCCCACCACCCGCAAGTGATTTGGTAAGTTCGTTCAGACCCTCGTTACCACGCAGGAAGTCAGGTACCTCTTGATTGAAAATTGAAACGTTGCTCACTGTTACTTCTCCTTAAAGATTAACTTCTTTTGACTACGATGGTGTATTTGCTCTCTGACCACAGACCCGGGGGTAGTAGTTCAGGATGCTCTTCTAAAAACTGCTTCATATTGCTTTGATGCAGACGTTGCTGTAACAGGCCAAATGCATCGTGTTCTTTAATGAACTCGAACATTGAACCCCAATCATTCGTATTAAAGTTGGTTGTAACCTTACGAATGATTGTCCCTTCTTCGGTACGCATACTGGATACGTCTAGCAATTTGCACAGCTCCAGCATTTCGTTTGAGATAGCTTCGAGTTGTTCGTTAAACGTAGCTACTTCTTGTTTATGCCTTTCAACCGCCGCTTCTTTTGCATCCCGAATCTTAATGTAAATCTTTGCCAATTCTTCGGCGGACACCTTGGGTGTCTCTGTGTTTTCCATGAAATTCTCCTAGCAGGAAATTCTTATTATAGATATGTTTTTTACTTTGTCAAGAAGTTACATCAATTTCTTGTCGATATAAATCAATTATTTTTGTATGGTCTCCTATTTTACCAGTCAACATTTTATACACGCGGTCTTCAACATCACTGCCTTTAATGTGTACGATAGTCATAGCATTCTTTTGACCGGGCCTGTTAATTCGTGCGTTAGCTTGCAAGTACGTTTCAACCGATGTCACAGGTGCATACCAAATGATGGTGTTCGCTGCTGTTAGTGTGAGACCGTGTGACGCTGCTTGAGGCTGTATGATAAGTACCTTTACGTTATCTGTGTTTTGAAAATCATCTACGATGCTGTTACGGCGGTTGACGGGCACTTGCCCATTGATGACTGCGCAGGGGATGTTATTTTTTGTTAGGTATGTATTCAGTAATTCAATGGTATGTGTAAACGGTACGAACACCAGTACCTTATGGCTAGACTCCTCAATCACCTCAAGCACAACTTGTAGCCTATTAGATACATCAAACTCAACCACTTCTCTGTCATTGGTGTATACCGCACCACCTGAAATCTGTAGCAACTTGTTAAGATTCGTAGCTGCATTTGCTGCACTGACTTCCTCTCCCGCTGCCTTCATCATCATGTCGTTCTTAAGCATTTTGTAGTACTTAGATTGCTGTGGTGTCAGGGGTGCATCACGCTCCACTTCCGTTACCTCTGGTAAATCCAAGCACTGATCTTTCTCAAAACGTATTGCTGGTTGCAGTGCAGCATGTACGACAGCCTGTGCATTGGGTTTAGGTAGCCAACGAAACATTCCGACCTTGTACATGACTTGATCTCTGAACTGCCCAAAAAATGCAGGCGACCCTTTTGGGTTAACCAACTTCGCAAGCCCAAATGCATCGACGGGTGATTGAGCTGCTGGCGTACCCGTAAGCATCCATAGGCCCCGCACTGTTTTGTTCAAGTCACGCAATACCTTCCAACGTTCAGTCGTAGGGTTCTTGTACGCAGAGGCTTCGTCTATTACGATCAAGTCAAACCCACCGTTCTTAATATCTTCCTTGACGATAGCCAACCCGTCAAAGTTTATGATGACGAACTCCGCACCACCGTTTACAATCTTGCTGCGCTTCTTACGGTCACCATACGCAATGTCACAGGTACGGTGCATAGCAAATTTAAACAAGTCGTTCTGCCATGCAGACTTCATAATTGATAGGGGGCACACGACAAGCACCCTGCGCACCAGACCCATATTCATCAGGTAGTCAGCAGCCCAGATCACCGATGCAGTCTTACCCGTACCCTGTTCGTTGAAACAAAATGCTCTTGGTCGTTCCGCTAGAAACTGTGCTGTTACCTTCTGGTGAGCAAACGGTGTGAATTGTCCGGGCCATTCGTAGTCTTTCATTTCTTTGTGCGTTCTCTTTTGCTAACTTCGGACACCAAGTTACGCTTGGAGTCACGTTTAAAGGATCTGTTCTTACCCGCATCTTCGACACGCAGACCATCTTTAATCGAACCACCCTTGTCAATTGCTTTCACATGGGCAACATCTTTACCGTCACCTTTGCTTACCTTACCTTCCTTCGCAAGTGTTGCTCGTGCTTTGTTACGCTCAGCACGTTTCTTAATTTGCTCAGGCTTACCCTGATAATCGGCATACTCTTTATCGTATGGGCGGGGTTTGTTTACGTATGGCATATCACTTCCTTTTTCTATGATGTACACAAGTAGTTACAGGACAGAATCCACACAGAGGGCCTGAAATAGGATTCCAAACCTTATTGTCGAGCGCAGCTTCAAGTCGGTCAAGCTCTGGTTTCATCACGCCCAAGTACTGCTCATATAGGATTCGGTCATGATCTTTCTTAACAAACTCATTGCTCACGACAAACGCCAAAGCTGAGCGTATTTCAAGCAGGGTAGGAAAGCGCAGGAACATCGCCGCCGCCAGTAGGTCAAGCTGCTTCATGTCTGCATACTTAGCGTTCTTACTCGTCTTGTAGTCCACCAACCATGCCCGTCCACCATTAATAATGGCTAAGTCAGCAATGCCATGCCACCAATAGTCAGGTGCATCGAACGCACATGAAACAAACTTACCCTTGCGAATTGCTATACCCAGTTCAATCTCGCAATGCTTAGTTCCGGGTATCGCAATAAGTGCATCTAGGATAGGTTGCATATAGCTAAACTTCTCGGGGATAGGTACGCCATCACGTACGTAATCTTCAGCGGCTTTATGCACCAACTTACCGTAGTTAGCAGCCTCACCACTTTCGTTTTCCACATCCTTCGCTATCTTTAAGTGGTAATACTTTTTCGGACATTGCTGAAATGTTTTCAGGCTGCTATACGACCATTGCACATTCATTTTTCTACCGTCTCAATCAGTTTTTGTAAGTAATGTTGTGCTTTATGCAGATCATCCACACCACCCTTCTTCCTGTACCTACTCACGTACTTGATAATATTTCCTTCCAAGTACCCTATGTCATTGGCGATGATGTAATCCCAAGTTTGAATCTCGGTTTTGTAGTGGTCACCGCCAACCTGTACAGCGTTTGCATTTTGTTGCATCTTAGTTTTCTCCTCTTCAATTATGTCTTGTAGTGTCATTAGGTGTAGGTACATCTACAGACCTCTTACGTTTAGGTTTAATGGCGGTGATGCCTTCTTCCGGTTCGGGGTTAGCATACTTCGCTTCAATCATTGCGTCAGCAATTCTATACGCTTCTTGCTCCACGTTTTTCCTACCCGCTGCCAACATACCCATCATAGCTAAACCTGCAAACAAGTCTGTTAGGTCATCATCTTTCATTCGGTTGCTTCCTCTTCCACATCAATTTTTTTCTGATATATCTCGTTTGCAACCCGTGCTTTTAACATCACATCAGCAACTACATATGCTTCTTCGGCTAAAAGCTGCGCCCAAGTAAATTCTTGTTCTTCGTCATCTCCTGCCCCATAGACTTCCACTCCATGAGTAACCCCACATTCGAGAGCGTTCTCAAAATTAAATCTACTACGTTTGTCTAACACCGCAGTATTTTTAATAAACGCTTGCATAATTTGTATTGCAAAGTGGTCACGCATTTCCATTTTGTTTCTCCTTGATTTTGAGTTACATGCACGTAGTAGTGCAGTTATTACCGTAGCAGCACGTAGTGCATACCGTCATTCTGCCGCCTGAGAACGTAGTGTTGGTTACGCAATTTGCGTACACTACCGTAGCCGATAAAGCCAATACTGTACCGATGATAAATTTTTTCATTGCTTTTCCTTTACCTAACATTGTTAGCATTCTCCGTAGGATTTACCGACACCACTCTCGCAGTTCAACGGTAGCTCCTGTGCCCACGATGGGCGTATTCTCATACACAGTTCAACATACTCCTGTGCATTAAGAATTTCGTTCTCAGGGGCAATGATTGCAATAGCATCATGCACGGTCATCACCACCCGATACTTCTTTGCAATCATGAGCATCTGTTCACCAATAATGGTTCGAGCCAACCCCTGACACAAATTCTCTACAACCTTACCGCCGTAAATCTTATTCGGTATCACCGCCCTGCCACGCTTGGTGTCGTAAACGTACTCATCCTTGTCGTCATTGGTACGTTTACGTAGATTTGGGTACTTGATATACAGACCGTTAGGCATACGAATGCCCTTCTTACCGTCAACGACTACAACGCCTTTACGCCCCAAGTCGCACGTTTTGTTGTCGGAGATAGCGTCAAGTGCACGAGCTGCTTGCTTCCATAGCTTCGGGATTTCTGGGTACGTTTCACGGTAGACTTGAATAATCCGAGCTGCTTCATCCGCTTCAACCGATACCCCAAAAGTCTTGAGCTGTGTTTGGAATTTAACTGCACCCATACCGTAGCCAGCACCGAGAATTGTAGTCTTGCCAACGAAACGTTCGTCTTTAGTAATATCTGATTCCTCCTTGCCATAGATAGCAGAAGCCATGATCTTGTATACGTCCTTGCCATTCTCGAATGCCTCCACTAAATCGTCTTGCCCTGCTAGCCATGCCACAGTACGTGCTTCAATCTGCGATGAGTCCGAGTCCACCATCATGTAACCATCGGGTGCAAGGATAGCTTTCTTCAGTAACGACCCACGCCTTAAGTTTTGTAAGTTAATCTTGTCGTCCCCACCCCAACGTCCAGTATGTGCAGCGTAGTAACGCAATGGGATCGGTAGCTTGCCTCGTGTATGTATGTCGATGAACCGCTGAGTCCTTGTCTCTTCCTGCGTAGACTTAAGCCCTAAACGGGCCGCAACCAAAGCTTGTACTAAAGCGTTCTCATGGCTAGCCAGTTCTTTAAACGCCTCATCCGTCTTAGAAAACGCCCATGTCTCTTTACCCGTGGTTGGGCTAATCTTGCGTGGGGGTACAACCTTCAACTGTTTTAGTAAGTCAGCAAACTTCTCATTACTCATCAGCCCATCACGAGTATCCATACCCACAGCGGTGAGTAAATGCGCCTTCATTTCCTGTTGCGCTCTTAAGTGTGCTTGCAGTAACTCTGGTTCAAACTCTAGCGTTGGTTCGCTATACATGCGTATGGTTAAGTCAATCAGTCGTAGTTCGGACGCAGGGAACTCTGGTGACATGCATTGGAACAACTTGTATGTCAGCTCCACGTCATTGCAGCAGTACTCCCCGTACAACGCTAGATCCTCTCGTGAGAAGTCCAAGCGGCGTTTACCCAAGGCACGTACTACTTCGTCACCTTTCTGCCCCAATTCGTAGAACTGCGTAAGCTTATCCAAGCTACCACCGACTTCGGTACTGTGAATAGCACGAGCCATACCAAGCGTATCAAGCCAACCACGAGGATGAATACCAAAGTGCCAAGTAAGAATAGCAGCATCGAACATAGCATTGTGAGCCAGTGCGAGGTTGTCCTCGAAAGTAAAACCCGCAAGGAACTTTTTGATTGTGTCATACGTACCTGAGCACCATGTGGTTTCCCCATCGTTGACCTTTACCGCTACGCCAATCACCTCAAACTCAGCACCACGTACGTACTCTTCCGTAGTCATCTTCGACAGGCTGTATGTCTGCGAGTAGTACGTCTCAAAGTCTAACGTGATGATGTTCATTTAAAGGCAAGCTCTTTTTCTAAGATTCGTAACGAGTCATTTATTATTTGTTGTTTACTTAGCGGTGAAGATTTGGGTAGGGGAGGGTATGATAGTTTTTCTTCTGGTGCAAGCACCTCTCGCATAACATGGTCATCAAACTGCTTGCGGCGTAACACTGTGTACTTCTTAAAAACCGCATCCACCTCGGCATCGGTCAAAAAGTTACCATCGCCACGCACATCTTTCTCTAGCTTACGGGATAGGATGCTTGACATCAAGTTGCTCCACTTCGCACCCTTCATCGTATTGACAGGCATCATAAATTCCTCGGGGTTAGTGTCCATGCGCTCAAGTAAAATCTTGACCCCTACGCAAAATTCTTCACTCATGACAACAGCTCCTTGATCGTGTCACCTAACAATGTTAGGTTTGACTCATTAATCACCAACGCCACACCACCCGCTGCACGTATCGCAGCTAATTCTTTTTCTTGTAGCGCAGTCGTTGTACCTTTCCCCGCTTTGCATTCGATCGCAAGAAACCTACCTCTCGCACAACAAATGATGTCAGGGATACCTGCTCTACCCATACCGTTTGCTACAGGGAAAAAGTAGTACACACCTACAGCTTTCAGTAGATCAGTACACTTAGCCTTCACTTTAGATTCGGGGGTAGCCATGAGTTTATTATAATCCTATTTTATACATTGTCAAGTACTTATGTAAAAGCGGGGGGTTAGTATATTACACGCCCCCCATCGTGGGCTTGAGAGAGTAGGTGTTAAGTGCGCTTACGCATTTGTCTAGACCTAACACCACACCGATAATCACATATACAAGATGAGTTCACGATGGATACCATAACGCTAGACGCTCATGGGAATAATTCAAGCTGTGTGGATGTGCTTTTTTCCACGTGGTCTTTAAGCACCTTGCGCATCACAGCTTGCATTGTGTCTGGGTAATTCTGGCGGTAGTACTCCAAAACTTCTGGGTCTAATCTAATGCTTGTGCATACTCTAGCCGGTTTAATTGCTTTACCACGGCCCTTACGGAATTTCTTAATTTCAGTATTCATTTCTCTTCCTTTGCGTCACGAAAACCAGTACGGTATCCGTACTCAAATGCTTTGCGTAAAGTTGTTATAGCTAGTAAGTCTGCTGTCTGCGAAGCAATGAATTCAGCAGCGGCTATGTTGGCACGAGACAAGCTATCGCCTTCTTTGGCTAATGCCTGTCGCTTCATTTGTGCTTCCAAAAAATCAAATGCGTCATCTTCAGTCATATCTTGCTCCTAGTAATTCAACCTTTGGTTTGTTAAACAGCCATTCTGATGCGCGGTCTGGGTGTGGCTTGAAACGTTCCATAAACAAAATATGGTGAATGTGGCTCATTGAATTATCAAGACAGTGAATCTGCGATACCCACCCTGTGTTGGGCATGATGGGCGAGTTAAGATCGTACAGGTTGCGCTTGTTAAAGGCCTTTCGTGCTGCGTCTTGTATTGCGTTTGAGTCTTTCTTCTTGCGCTTACTAACAAGTTCAACTGACTCACCATTACCAAGTTTATACGCCTTGGTTGGCACACCGTACTTACCCTTGCGCCATTCAGATACATAAATCTGCCCCATATCCTCAAGCAAGCGCAGGTGCTTGGATGTGGCTTTAGTCTCTGACCCAACTTCGAATGCAATCTCAGCGGCGGTCATGTTAACTCTTGTATGGAGTAGCTCAATAATTTTTTGTTGCTTAGGACTGTTCATGTGTTGCGCTCCTTTAGCTGATAATCTTTAAAAACCGTTCCTTTTGTTGCGTCACCACGCCAACATTCTTTTACCCAGCCACGCTTGCCTGATGCGTAGGTGCGCCAATGTCCTCTTGCTTGATGCCTGCGAGGGCTTGCGTGCGTGCCACCTTGCGGCGCTTGCTTTGGTTTTGATGGCTCAATTACTACCGTGTGCCAGTCGTACAGAGGCTTTAATCCACGCTTGGCTCGGCTTATATTAGACTGGTGCGGCGTTGGCACATATGCTTGCACTTTCATATCCAATGATGCGTAAAACATCGTAACAATAGCGCACATCATTGACCTGTCTTTCTCTTCAATTGGCTCGTCAATATCACCAACTTTTGGCTCACCGTTGTGTTCAGCAAACAAAAAAGAACCAAGCGTTTGATACCCTGTTGGTTTCACAATCCAGCCCGAAACAATAGTGGCTTCAGCTTCCGTTAACACCGACACCATAAAATTACCTGCGTCAGTGCGACCGCAAAGCATCATGTTTTTATATGGGGGTGGATGCAACAGGTATTTGCGTTGGTCGTATCCAATGTATTCTTTAATTGCCCCTGTAACATCGAACCAGTGCATTTCAGTCGGGTCTAATCCGCCGCCAGATACTAGCTTGACCATTTCCTTTACAAGCGGAGTCATGTGTTCTTTCTCCTCAATACAGATTCTCTTGCTTGGATGTACGCCTTACAGTCATCGCCGTATCTTTCAAAAAGATCAGCCTCTTCTTCTGCTGTTAAGCATTGCCAAGGCATCTTAACCTTTTCTCTTAACTGTTCAGCCATACGCACAACCTCTGACATATCCTCATGCCTTATCCTGCCAACCCAGTCATGCCCCTCTTTGTAGAAAGAAATGTCTATTAGTAGCACACCGCTCGTTGAGTATATGGGCAGGGCTATATACTTAGTATCGTTGTCGTGCCATGCTATCTTTGCTCGTCTGATTAAGTCGTTGTCGTTCATGTCTTCACCTTGAATTTTGGCAGTGGGTACCACGCTGTAAAGTCTTTCAGGTTCCGTGCAGACAGCACAGCAAACACAGCAACGCCACTCGGGTTCAATGCAATCAGCTTACGTCCATGCGGTGCTGCGCTCATGTCGTTACACCACTCTGGGTCTGAGTCAGTTAGAGGTGGGATCATGTGTTGCGCTCCCGTAATTGAGATTCAATCTCTCTCACCAAGCGAGTACCACTGAACTGATTGCCATATATCGCAGCCTCCGCATCAGACAGCCCGACCCATTCTTTTTCTGGCAACGGGTCAACTAAACCAATGATCTCGCGCATCGCCTCTTTTCTACTGATGCCATCAGGCGGCAAGTATTGGCACACGACTGCCACAATAGCCTCAAGCCTTTGTCTGTCGTTCATGTGTTCTTGCTCCTTAATGCGGCTTCGACTTTTTACGAATCATTTAGAT